GTATTATTTAAGAGAGTGGCAGGCCGTCTGAAACTTTGACTTTATGTTTCAGACGGCCTGTTTGGTATTTTAATTTTGAAAATAACTTTTATTATCAATTAATTAAGCAATTAAAAAACTATACAAAGCCGTTTGCAGCGTGTATCCTTATGTCTAACATTCATCCAATATCAATCTTTAAAGGAACACAGCCATGACCGACTTTACCGTTTGGGAAACCGCACCTTTCAATTCCACCATTGACCATATTTTGCAGCGTTACCACAATGTCCACCGCGCCCAGTTTGAAGAGTTGGTTCCGCTGGCGCAAAAAGTGGCGCAGGTTCATGCTGATACTTTTCCTGCCGAAGTTCCTGATTTGTTGGCCTATATGCAAAACGAGCTGTTGATGCACATGATGAAAGAGGAGCGCATGTTGTTCCCAATGATTAATCAGGGCGTGGGTCGCGGCGCGGCAATGCCCATCAGCGTGATGATGCACGAGCATGAAGAACACGACCAAGCCATCGCGCGTTTGGAAGAATTGACCAATAATTTTGAGCTTCCTGAAGGCGCTTGCGGCAGTTGGACCCGTTTGTACACATTGGCCAAAGAGATGGTGGATGATTTGAAAGACCATATCCATTTGGAAAATGAGATTTTGTTCCACCGCGTTTTGACTTCTTAAAATTTGAGGTTAATCAAGGCCGTCTGAATGTTCAGACGGCCTGTTCTTTAATCCCTTGCTAAGTTAGTGCAATAGTTCTAAAATTTTAATAAAGAAACAAAATTAGGCAGTAAAGGCACACATCCGTTCTTTTGTTTACTTGAGAAGGAGTTTATGAATGAAACATTCTAAAGTTTTACTATCTGGTATTCTGTTTGTTGCTCTGACTGCGTGCGCCCAAACGACGGACGGTAGCTGGAGTGCCTTGCAGGATACGAAAACAGGCGTGCAGTCGCGGCCTTATTATGAATTTGGCAATGTGGTTCAGAAGATTTCTTTTAAGAAAACCGGTAATCCGGAAAATGGTCTGAAAAAGCCTGTCTTGACTGTGTATCGCCAGGGCAAGCTGTTGGGCGAAGCATATAATTTGGAAGCCTCTCATGGCAACCCCTTGTTGCCAACCCTGTTTTTGGTAAACGGCAAGTCATTAAATATCAATGACGGCAACGATAGAAAACTGTTGGCTTCTGCGAAGAGAATAGATTTTTACGATTTCGGCCACGGCCGTATCGGCCATGCAGTCTTTACCGCGCCTAACGGCATCTGTCAGGATATGAAACACGGCAAAGGTGTTTCCTACAAGCTGGTTACCAACTATGTTAATTTTCCGGATTATCCTTCGCCTGAAAATATCTTGATTATCACTGCGCAAGGCAAATATGAGCAAGACGGGTTTATATTGGATTCCACTGAGTCAAGAGTTACCAGTGCCAATAAAGAGTTTGCCAGAAAATATGGCGAAGCCCTGAAATCCAAGAATGGCCCTGAGACCAGGCATGTGAATATGGCCAATGCAGCCAGTGCGGAAAAAGGCAGACTGTTGGCTGATTATATCTGTCAGTAATCATATTAAAGGCCGTCTGAAATTCAGACGGCCTTTTTGAATCATGAATGCATCTCTTGTTCAAACGACAGCAGAATCTGTTTTACTTCATCCGCTTCTTTGACAGCGCGGATGCGGTCAAACAATGCCTGCGCCTGTTCAAACTCTTTTTTCATCATGCCCAGCCATTGTTTCAAACGGGCAACCGGATATTTGTTGTTGGCTTCTTTGGCAAGGCATAAATCGAAGAATTGGACTATCCATGAAGATACTTCGGCAAAGTCGGTGTCTTTGACTGTTTCGCCGTTTTCATATTGCTTGATTTGCCGCGCCAAGTCGGGGCGGATAACCGCGCCTCGACCCAGCATCACGCTGTCGCAGCCGCTGACGGTTTTAATGTCGAGATAGTCTTGAAGGCTGAACACATCGCCGTTGGCGGTAACGGGAATATTGACTGCATCGCGGATTTTGCGCACCCATTCCCAATGTGCTGGCGGTTCGTAGCCTTCGACTTTGGTGCGCGCATGGACGGTTAACGCGCATGCGCCGCCGTTTTCAATCGCAGAAGCGCATTCCAATGCCAGACTTTTGTCTTCATAACCGAGCCGCATCTTGGCAGTCAGCGGAATGTGTTGCGGCAGGCGTTGGCGCAGGGTGTGGACGATGTGGTAAATCAAGTCGGGCTCTTTGAGCAAGATCGCGCCGCCTTTGTGTTTGTTGACCGTCGGCGCGGGGCAGCCGAAGTTGAGGTCGATTTTGTCCGCACCGAAACGCACGGCTTCCAAAGCATTGACGGCCATGTTTTCCGCATCGCTGCCCAAAAGCTGGACAGTACAGGGCGTGCCGGCCGGCGTGCGGTTGGCATGGGCGATCTCGGGAACATATTTAAGCCAAGTGGCGCGTGAGTGGACCGTGTGCGTAATGCGGACAAATTCGCTGACGCATTCGTCAAATCCGCCGATGCGCGTCAACAAGTCGCGCATCACATCGTCCACCAGCCCCTGCATGGGGGCTAGTACCAATCTAGTATTTTCTTTTAAATTAGTCATTTATCTGTTTTGTAATAATTTTTATAAAATTCTCTTGTGTATTTTATCTGTTTTTATCTGTTTATTTTGTGCTTTATCTGTTCTTTTGTTGTACCATACTTGCACCATTAAATATTTATTCTGCATGGTGCAAAAATGGCTACTATAACCAAAAGGACAAATCCGTCGGGGGCTGTTGTTTACAGGGCGCAGGTGCGTGTGAAAAGGGAGGGCTATCCTCCATACTCCGAAAGCCGGACTTTTTCTAAAAAATCTCTTGCGACTGAGTGGGCAAAGCGGCGTGAATTTGAGATTGAGTCAAATCCTGACCTGCTTTTTAACGATGGCAAGCATGAATTATGCCCTACGCTCAAGGAAGCTGCAAAGCGGTATGTTGACGAAGTTCGGACGAATTACGGTGAGACGAAGCTTGGGGTTATCAATTTTATTTTAAATTTTGATATAGCCAATAAGAGGCTGGATAGATTAACGCGTGCTGATTACTCTGCTTTTGCCTTTGCCCGGCAGAAGGGTTGCCCTGAGCTTGGTATTAAGCCGGTGGTTGCCTCTACGATCAACGGCGATTTGCAGTATATGCGCTCGATTATTAAGCACGCGCATTTCGTTTGGGGGCTTGATGTATCATGGGCTGAGCTTGATGTTGCGATGGAGGGTTTGCGCAGGGCGCGTGTCATCGGCAAGGCGCGCCGGCGTGATCGTTTGCCTGATAACGATGAGCTTTTGAAATTAACGGTATATTTCTTGAGGGCGTGGCGGCGTGTGGTTGTCAATCCGAAACGTCTGCCGATGCACTTAATTATGTGGTTTGCGATTTATTCCTGCCGCCGTCTTGATGAGATTGCCCGATTGCGCTGGTCTGATTTTGATGAGACAAACCGTCTTTGGCTTGTGCGAGATTTGAAAAATCCAAGAGGGAGCAAGGGTAACGACAAGGCTTTTATGGTATCGGATGAGGCAATGGCTGTGATTAATTTGATGCGCTCCCCTGAGATTGCGCAGCAAATGAATGTGCAGAATGGCGATTTGTTGCTTGGTGGTTATAAGGGCAGGAGTGTCGGCTCTTTGTGGCAGCGTGCGTGTCGTGATCTGAAGATTGATGATCTGAGGTTTCATGATTTGCGCCATGAGGGGGCGACAAGGTTGGCTGAAAAAGGTTTGTCGATTCCGGTGATGCAGCAATTCACGTTACATGGGGATTGGGAGAGTATGCGGCGATACACTAATCTTCGGGCAAGGCCGCCTGTGCTGGAGATGATGAATGCGCTGCAAGAGGCTGATGGGATTGTTCGGGCCGAACAGCCTGACCGCTCTTTTTTTGCCTGAGAGAAAATGCCGTCTGAAGCCATGTTCAGACGGCATTTTTTAATACGGCACTGGTTTTTACTTGCCTATTTGCGATCAGTTGTCCGAATTAAAAAACTCGTAAACATTAGGCGTATCAGGCCAGTTTGTAACAACGCCGGACGCACTAATATCGAGATGGATATATTCTCCTTTTTTGCCCGGAATTAAATCATAAGGGACATAATAATTATCAATCTTTCCTACCTCATTCCCAGATTTGTCAAACAAGGTGTATATGCCGTTATTGCAGATATTGTCATGTATTACTACTGGCTCATCTCCTTGCCAAGATACAACTTTTCCTGTATCAACTTCGATTAATAAATCAAGTTCGCCATCATCATTAAATAAATGTTTTGGCAAATTTTCTGAAACATCATCATGCAATTCAACTTCTATTCTTACGGAATGAATATCCAATTTAGTTGGTTTATAAACTTCTACTTGCATTTTTTACTCCTAAAATCGTTTAAAAGTTACTGCTTTTTTATCAAGCACATCGCGCAACTCGTCTAAGATCGAATCCCCATGACTCTGCTTTCCCCTGCATAATTGGTATTTTAATTTTGGACTCTTGCCCATTCGTCTTTTGCCTTGTTTTCGATTTGATCCAGCCATTCAGCAAGGGCTGATACGCTTACAAACTTGGGGCTTTTTTTGTTGCCATCTGCTGAGATTACCGGCCATGGCAAGCTTTGTGTATTTGCTTTCCGTCGTGCTACTTCAGGGCTGAGGTTCAAATATTCTTTTGCTACGGTTTCTAGGGGGATGTGAGTGTTGCCGTGTATCAGCATTAACCTAGTTTCTGTTGGCATTTTTGACATTTTCTCGGTCCTTGTATGATTTTTTTTGTTCTGGTTGCCATAGTTCCTGACGGCTAACTGCTTTAACAGTTTTTATTGCTTTCCGTTCCCACTGTCCGCAAAATTTGCATTTTCTGGAATTTTTGTTTGAATAAATCCATTGATGTCGCCATGGAATCAATGAGCACCCTCCGATGCGTTCGTAGTCTTCCCATTTAATTTCTTCAATGACTTCTTCTTCGCTCGTTCTAACAAAACAAAATACCTCTACTTTTTGGTTGCCGTAAAAAACCCTGCTGCCAATAAAGTCTCCATGTCCGTCATTTAAAAAATAACCTATATACCATCCGTAATCATGTTTAAATTTCACAATTCTTGGAGTCGAATTTAATGCTTTACTTAATTTGTATTCTTTCTTCAAAAAACGATAAATATAGCTGATGTATTTAGGGTTGTTTTTTGGATTAAATTCTTCGATATTCATTTATATTTCCTTATTAGGCAGCATCCGCCGTCTGCCTGTGGTTGGTTAATTTACTTTCCCTTTCAGGAACTCTTGGTTATTAATCATGGTTTGCGCGGTAACAATAAAACCGCTTGGATTTTCTTTAATATGTTTAGAAATATCGTTAATAAAAATTGATACTAATGCCGCTGATAGGTAAGCAATTTTCTCAGTTACGTTATCTTCATTTACCGGGTTAATATCAGGTGCTTCTAAATCAACACCTACATCATCGGCAGAAATTTTGAAAATATATTCAGTCATTTTTTTTATTCCATTAGTTTAAAATGGCACGTCGTCCGAAATATCATCAGCAGGCTTCGCATTGCCTTGCGGATACTTAGGCTGCTCCTGCGTTGCTTGGCTATTACCGCCCAGCATTTTCATCTCATTGGCGATAATCTCGTATGCCGTGCGCTCAATGCCGTCTTTGCCCTGATATTTACGGCTTTGGATTTTGCCCTCCAAATACACTTGACTACCTTTTGTCAGGTATTTGCCTGCAATCTCTGCCAGCTTGCGGTACATGGTCACGTTATGCCATTCGGAACGCTCCTGCTTCTGTCCGTTGCTGTCTTTCCAGCTTTCACTAGTGGCCACGGAAAAGTTACAGACAGCTTCGCCGTTCGCCATGAAGCGCGTTTCAGGGTCGCGGCCAAGACGGCCAATTAAAATTACTTTGTTCAGCATTTTGATTCCTTTTTAAAATTGAAATGTCATTCTGTTGTACGCTTCGCGCGTTGCGATCACGTCTTTCTTGCAATACTCTGCAACTTCTTCGATTCGTCCGGCTTGCACATAATCCCAAACTTGCGAGCCGTCTATGCCGTCCTTAGGGCTTGGAATCCCTAATATTTCGCATAACTCTGCCAGCTTGATACGGTTCCCACGTCCAGCCCAAATCTGCATAGTGTCGGCGAAGTTCTCGCTGTATTGCGAGTAATACAAGTTGATAGCAGGCTTGATACGGTTCACGATGAATCGATGGAATAGGAAGCGGATGTCAAACTCAATGTTATGCCCGATAAATCGGATATTCGGGCGCGGAACATCGTTTTTAATTCGGTTAATGAATTGGTTGAACTTGGCTAAAATTTCCGCTTCGTTCTCGCCTGTGATGGCTTCAGGTTTGCCATCATCTACTGCTACGCCGATAACGCAAACTTCGCCGTAACCGCCATTTAACGCTGTTCTGCGGTACTTATCCTCTGCTACTTCAATGGACTTGGAAGAAGCCATGGCGGCCTCCCATCGTTCAATCATTGAAGCCTTAGACGTAAATTTGATTTCGTCTTTATCCGTGATTCCCAAATCGGCTGCGGCTTTCTCTTTCGTCAAGTCGCTAGGCGCTTTGAAATTCAGGGCAACATCTTGAAGAATTGCATCAAATGCGCCCTGTTTCTGATTCGGGATAGTCTCAATGTCAATAAAAACATTTAACATATCAAACCCTTATTCTTCTTCCTTAAAATCCGCTTTACGGTTTTCGTAAATATCCTTAACTTTGGCGCGGATTTTCCCGTCTGTGTGCTTCCAAGCGTCTGCGAAGATTTGTTTCAGCTCATCTTCTGTCTGCGCTTCGGCTACTGCTTTCTCATACGCGGCAAGGTCAAACGGCGGATTCTTTTCAGCTTCCGGCAAATCTTCGCCTGCGTAGATGTACAAACCAAGTCCAAACATACCCAAGCATTTCACAAGACAGCGCATCTTGTTTTTGTTGATGTCAAAACTGTTTGGGTTTTGAATTGCTTTGTTTCGATGGTCGATAACCTCAGGCGCGGTGCGGATTGATTCAGCCGCGCTGCCAGTTACTGGGATAATCTCAATCGACTCAAGCCATACGGACTCAAGCTCACCGCAAATCTTGCTGTCGTCTTGCTTGATGCCGTGTCGTGCAACGCCTGACAGGCTGATTGATTCTTTAGCCCACCATTTGTACATACGGCGCGCTTTTGTCAAAATCACTTCATTGCCTGCTTTTTGTTTCAGTACGCCAAACCAAACGCCTGCGGAATAAGTGCGAATAATCACTTCCTTGCCGATGGCGTAGTCATTAATGCCTTTTGCCTGTGTAACTGTTACAGGCGGCAATGGCTCTTCTTCGGCTTCTTCTGCCTGTTGCTTGCTTTCAATGCCTGCCAAAACATTTGCAAGCATCATCAGCAAATCAGAAGGGCTATTCATTTCAAATTTCTGTACTTCCATTTTGTATTTCCTTTTTTATCAAGTGTTTAAAAAAAATTTACCGTCTAGGCCGTTATCTTTTAGGCCGCCTATCGCCTGTAACCGTTTGTTCGATTTCCCCCATGCTTTACCATGTCTTACTATCGGCTTGCGCCTACCTGAAGGGCGGTTACTACGCTTGCGAGTTGTTAAAGAGCTGTGTTTTGCTTCGATGTGTGTATTTAAACACGGCGTTTAAACAAAAGCAAGCATTATTTTAAATATCCTGTTTAATTTGTTTAAACACTATGACTTTAAAGAGAATTTAGTTTGAACTGATTTGAACTGCCATGAATAAGGCGCAAAAAAACCGCCCAATAGGCGGCTTGTTGATTTCATGAAACTGCTCATTTTTTCTTCTACTGCGAAGTGAAGTGAGAAAATCTCACGTCACAATAACTATATTACAGGCATGAAAAAACCGCCATTTGGCGGTCAGCGGGCTAAAAATCGATGTCCATTGTGTGATTGAGTTTGGGATGGGCGATATTCAACATGCGCTTAAAATCCTCTTTGTCTTTTGATAGTTTCAAAATAGTAACAATGGACGACAAATGCTCACGCAATTTTGGATGTCCAACGTCGTTGGTCAGAAATTGGTGCAACCTTGCCTTCTTCTCCTGCTTGGACGCTGCCTTCTTCAATTCGGGCAGGATTTCGGGGGCAAGACGGGTATATACCGCGTCGTTGGTAACGTGCCCGAAAAATTGCGGGAATTGGTTGTTTTTCAGCGGCGGATATTTCACACCGTACAGACGGCAAAGCTCTTTGTAGTAATCGGTCGGAAAAGTCTTTACCCAAGGTTGCAGCTCTTTAGCTACGAAGGCTTCAAAGATTTTCGCCAGCGCGTCTTTTTCGCGCTTTTCCTGATATCCTGTCGCTTCGTCCACAAGGGCAATAATGCCGACTTGTGCGAACGCGTCAAGTAGAATCTCGGATTTGACCGCCAATTTTTCTTGAGATTGCGTCAATGCCCCTGCCCGTCTCGCGGATAAATAAACAGAACACATTGCGGGTAAAAGCGCGGCATTATATCCCGTCTTTGCCTGATTGCCACTGGAATACTCTACAGGTCTGATCCATCTCATAGTATCCTGATTTATAAATGGTTCTAAATTTTTTGCGTCCATGAAAGCGGGGATTTTGATCCCGTCTATCTCAAGCCTCGAGTTTGCGCGCCGCGGTCGGTCAAATGCCTCAAAGACGGATGTTGCGGACAATACGCGGGAATTGTTGTCAAGTACGGCAACATCAAGCTCTATATTCCCGATTTTCAGCTTGCCGTTATGCGTTGCTTTAGGTAGTCCCGCCTTTGCTTTTTTCGCCTCCACCATTTTGGCGGATATTGCCTTTCTTTCTTCGGGTGTCAGTTTTGCCATTCTTGCCTTTCCGCCGATGGCTCGTCCTGTTGGTTTTCCTGTCGTCATTTGGAAGTCCTTTTAATTAAAAACGTACTGATTATATATTGCACGTTATTTACTTGCAAGTCCATCAAGGCAAAAAAAGAAAGCCCGCACATGGCGGGCTGAATAGGTAAAAAATATGAATAACCTAGCTTTTGAAAAATAAAGTAAGGAGGAAATGTATTATACCTGATTACTTGTCTTTGCTTAGGTTTTTATCGTGTTTTTCAAGGGCGCGTTTTGTCTGTTTGATTCCGGTTCTAACCTTGTTAATCTTTTCATCAGACAATTTGAGGTCTTCCGGCAATGTGCCGGATGTTTGAATCATCACATTACGGACTGAGCGTCCCACTTCTTCGGCGGCTCGTTCTAACGGCTTTTGCCCTTGTATGTTCTGATTGCGTATCTTTTCCTCTGTTTGCGTGATTCTGAACGTATTGGCCGCCAATTCGACAGGGTTCATAAAGTCCAGCAATGAGCCTTTCAGGTCGCCTACGCCCTTATAGTTTTTCAGTTTGTTTATGTTCATGTTGTACAAGCCGCGATACCCGGCATTTTGGAATAAGCCATATTCTTCTACGCCGTGTCTGTGGGCAAGGTGGTTTAATGTCTTTTCGCGGTCGGTAATATCGCCGCGTAAGAAAACGCGGTTTACATCGTCTGCATCTCGGAATGTCGCGTTAATTTCTTCTGCTAGCTTGGCAAAATAGGCTTGCGCCGCCGCTACGCGCGGATTGCTGATATTCCCATTCATCACGGTTAAGTAACAGGCAAACCGTGTCAATTTAATGTCATTGTCGCAATTATGTGAGGCCGTCTGAATAAAGTTTTCAGTGATCGGAATATCCAACTGAAAGCAGACGGAATGGGCGCGGTTGATTGCTTTTAGAATTGCCTGCATGTCATTGTAGCCAAGCATCATCGCTAAGTCTGAAGCATACCAAAATGTGTTGTCATCGGCTTGGGCAAAGCTGTCAAATTCTACTGTTGATTGAGGGGAAAAGACGGCAAGTTGGTGTGTCATATCGCAATTAAATTTAGTCATTTTTAAGCTCTTATTTTACCATAAAATATTGTTTTATAATGATGATTTACACTTCCATTAAGGCGGGGGAAAGCCCGCATTGCGCGGGCTTTTCTTTTGCCTATCGATAGGGGTTCACCCCTTTATCATCTTTGTTTTGATTGGTGGATATTGTAATCAGGGTCAAGCCGGCTTAATAAGATATCCGTTGGGATCAGCCTGCGCTTAACCTCTACGACTACTCCGGCAATAAACGCGCCATCAGGCAGTGGAACGCCTGATCCGCCATCGTAGATAATGGTATGTGTCCCATCAATCGCAATGGACAACCTGCCCACCATGCCGCGTAGGTAGCCTGTATTGTCGATACAAATAAGCACCAAGTCTTTATCTCTCGGCGGGATATTCGGCTCTACTATCAGAATGTCGCCGCGTTTTATCCCTGCAAACTCCACATCATCAGCCATGCGGACGCCAACGGTATTCCCTGAGTGTGGAATAAATGTTGCTGCCCTGTCCCCATTACCCTGAATTTGCGTCCTGTCCTTATCAGGGTTGGAGAGATGGCGAACAGCTATATCAATATCCAAAAGCGGCATTGATTTTAAAAAGTGCTTGTCTGCATCGCCTAATTCTTCAGGATTGGTTTGTATTGGTAAGCCTTGATTCAGGGTGTAACTGGTATTTGTCTGATTGCCATTAACAAGGTCTCTTCCTGCACTTTGCTGATATGGCAAAGGATATCCAGTTGCCCTGTGTATCTCCATCATTTGATCAAACGATGGCTTTGAACGTCCGTTTTCCATTGCTGACACATTTGCTTTCGTTCTTCCAAGATGTTCCGCTAATTTTTCTTGGGTCATTTCAGGCCCTGCATATTCACGAGCAGCCAAAACCCATTTGGATAAGTTTATTTGTTCTACGGTAGCATTTGATTCAGGCTGTTTAATTGCCGCCATTTCGCCCTCTCCTGTCTCTACCCATGCAACTGATACGCCTATGACTTTAGCGGCGTTTACTAATCCGCTCGCTGATACGCCTCTAGTCTCCCAATTCTTAACGACTTGAGGGGATACATTCAACAATCTAGCCAAATTTGACTGCCCGGAAACGCCTTTTAGCTTCTCAGCGGCTTCATACAATCTCGCTGTTTTTACGTCCATTTTTTACTCCCAAATTTATTTTATATATTTTGCACTATTTAAACATCTTGTTGTTAAACAAATGTTGACAAATGTTTTAACATAGTGTTTAATTACGGTAAATGATTTTAAACATAGAGTTTGATATGGATAAACAAATTGAGCAGGACAAATTACTACTCAAATCGCTTGGGGGATACTCGGAAGTAGCAAGAATGCTTGAGACAAGTCCGCAGCGAGTTTTTAACTGGAGTAGGCGTGGGATTCCGGCTTCTGTGAAGCTAGAGCATAAAGAATTGTTCATGAAAGAATTTTCAGGACGTAGAAAAAGAAAGGAAAAAAAATGAAGAAGCAAGATAAAAACCGCCTGACGAAGAAAGACAGACGGCTGATTAAAAAGGCTTTGTTGGAAATGGCGCAAAAAGGCTTTTATGAAGACATAGAAATAACGTTTTACGCGCTTCGGGCGGTGTTTTTGAAACTAAACCAATCTAACGACTGAGTTTTTCAAATAATGCCGCATTTCCGGCTTTCTTGGCTTCTGCCAGTTCGGTATCGCCAAGTCCTATCCGTATCAGGTCGGCGCATTCAAACATGCGCTCAACGGCTTTCTTAGGCGAATTATCGGGCGATACGGCCAATGTTGCGGCCAGTTGCAGGATTTGGAAATCGGTTAGTTCTAATTTGGACATTTTTCACTCCGTGAACGGTTGTTTGTGGAAATTCAATTGTAACGGAGTTATGACAAATCGGAAAGACGGTTGACTGCCCGGACAGACGGGCGACAAATAAAGGAAAACCCCACGCGGAAACGTGGGGTAGGGTTGAGGCACGAGGCCTGCAACAAAAGGAGTAAACATGATAGACCAAAAACAGACACAGTGCAAGCAGATTGTCGAGTATATCCGCGCAAACGGACATATCACATCGCTGGAAGCATACGAGAAATTGAAGATTACGCAGTTATGCGCCCGAATCTCTGACTTGGAAAGCAGAGGATTTGTTTTTAACAAGCCGAGATTTAAGGTCGGCAGTTGTAAAAATCCAGTCGCGCATTATTCGATTGCCAAGTCTGGGCTGAAATTGTGAAAGGGGTTGATGATGGAAATAAACGAGAAGCCTAGTTTCTACGCAGTATTACCGGCTTATGTGCGATATGAAAAACGCCTAAAACCTGCTGAACGTTTGCTTTTTGCTGAGATTTCAGCCCTTACAAACAAGTTTGGTTATTGCACCGCTTCAAATGGCTATTTTGCTGACCTGTACGAGACCAGAAAAGAGACTGTAAGCAAGTGGATAAGCCATTTATCAGAACTTGGTTTTTTAAGATTGGAAATGGTTTACGAGGGGAAACAAATCAAAGGCAGAAAGATTTGGATTGACGAAAAAGTCATGACCCCTATTGACGAAAAAGTCATGACCCCTATTGACGAAAAAGTCATGACCCCTATTGACGAAAAAGTCAAAGGTAATAATACAAGATTAAATAATACAAGAATAAATAATACCCCCTTACCCCCAAACACCGGAAACGGCAAAGACGATTTGAACGCTAACGCGTTTGTTTCCGCTAACGCAAAAACGTGTGAGCAAGAAACCGATGAACCAACTTCACTGGAGACCAAAAACGACAGTAACGGCAACGGCAGCCTTTCAGGAAAACCGAAAAATGGGAATGTTCCGCGCCGCCGCAAATCTGCCGATGTGCCACATCAGGGAATCGCCGATTTGTACAACGAAGTTTTAGGCGGTCGGTTGCCAAGTGTTCAAGTTCTGAACGACACACGCAAACGAGCTATTACAAATCGCTGGTGTGAGATGTTGGGAACGGTAGCGCCGAACGGCAAAGTGAGATTCGAGGATAAGGAAACCGGCTTGGCTTGGTTTGCAGGCTTCTTCCGAAAAGTGGCAATGAATCAGTTTTGGATGGGCGAAAACCAAACAGGCTTTGCAGTTAACTTTGACTGGATTTTCAAGGCTGGCAACTTCGTGAAGATTCTGGAATGGCACCCACCAAAAACGAATTAAGCAACAAAGGGAAAAAACACATGAACCAAATTGAGGAAATGGAAGCCGTCCAATCACTGGCAAACGTAGAGGCAGAACAGAACATCTTGGGCGGTGTCTTGATTGAACCAACGGCGATTACACGATGTGCAATCTTGACCCCTGAAAAGTTCTACCAAGCGCAACACAGGATTATTTTCCGCGCGTTGTTGGATATGGCGGCGGCAAATGAGCCAATCGACATTATCACGCTAAACGACAAACTGGAAGCACGAGGGGAGGCAGAAAACGCCGGCGGCTTGGCTTACCTGATTGACCTTAGCCAAAACACGCCAAGCGCGAAAAACATCAGCCGGTATGTTGACATTGTGAACGACAGGTTTGTTGAGCGTGGCTTGCTTCGAGCTTCGGCGGTAATTGAAAAAATCGCAGTTTCCAAAGACGGCGAAACGGTCGCAGAAAAGCTGTCAAAGGCGGTGGATGAATTGGCGGCAGTTGGCAAAGACGCAGTAAAACGCGAAACCAAGAGCTTCACTGAAACTGTTGAGGATTTGATTCAGGATTTAGATAAACGGCTTGATGGTGTGCGCTTCGGGTTGCCTACCGGCTTGATGAAATTGGACGAAATGACCGGCGGTTTGCCAAATGGGAACTTGATTGTAATTGCGGCGCGTCCGTCTATGGGTAAAACGGTTTTGGCTGAAAACATTGCACGATTCTCGCTGAAACAAGGAAAGACAGTGCATTTTCAAAGCTACGAAATGAACGGATTAGAGCTTGCACGGCGTGGTATGGCGGCAGAGTGCAATATCCCGATGAACAACCTAAAGACCGGCAATCTGACAGAAAGCGATTACGCAAATATGCCGATTTACGTTAGCCAAGTAAAAGAGTGGAAGTTTGAAGTGAATTGCGATTTGCTGAATGTTGACGAACTTTGCTTTTTGGCTAAAGAGAAAAAACTTACTACCGGCTTGGATTTGTTGGTCGTTGACCATCTTCACATCATGCCAAGAGCCGGTAAAGACGAAGTGGCAGAGCTTGGCAACATTTCGCGCCGTCTGAAGAATTTGGCGGTTGAGTTGAATATCCCTGTCGTCTTGGTAGCACAGTTGAACAGGGGAAATACAAAGCAGGCTGATAAACGTCCAAACATGGCAGACATTCGAGGCAGTGGCAGCGTTGAGCAAGACGCAAACATCATCATCATGCCGCACCGTGAAAACTACTACAACGAAACAGAGAACCCAAGCCTTGCAGAGTTGATTATCGCGAAAAACCGTGATGGCGAAATGGGAACTGTGTTTTGTGGCTGGAAAGGGCAGTTTATGCGATTTGAGGAAGAGCCGGATTTAACTTGGCAAGCACCGAAACGGAGCGAATATGACCCTTACAGCGTCTGAAACCTGCTACCACTGCCTACACGCAGATTTTAAAGCCGAAGCAAACGGCACGATGCGCGGATTTGCAAGATGCACCAAAGCAAAGACGGCTGAAGATAAAGCGAGCTACTACTTCGGCGGCTATCGGCTTGTTACAGTTGGCCGCGATGTACTGGCAGACGTACCGAGGAAACGTCTTTTCAGGCTATCTGTTGCTGGTATCGGCGTTCATTTGGTACTTGACGGCGCAGGCGTTTTGGGGAGCGTTTCCGCCTGCTCACACGGGCATGGTCATTCCGCCGATTCTGTCATTCTTGTGCCTCTTGGCTGGCAATAACTCACTTAAATTCTTGTTTTCGGGCGAAAAATTGAAAGACAGCCTAAAGGGGGAATGATGGATTTTTTCCAATTTGGCTACCTGTTTGCCATAGGGGGCGGCATTGTCGGCAGTGCATGGTCGAGTATCAAAGACCACGACAAGATTGTCTCAAGCTTGTTTGAGGCGGTTGTATCGGCGGTGGCAGCGGCGGCGGTAGTAGAACGGTTTTTGATGGTTAATCAGGTTTGGACTTGTGCGGTTGCTGGCGCGTTTGTCGGCATCTTGACAGGCCATGCGATGGATACCGTCAAAACCCTTGCCCCCGGGATAATGAAAAGGTGGGCCAAGAAAACGGCTGACAAATTTATCGATAGCAAAGAGTAACAACAGGTCGTCTGAAATTCAGACGGCCTTTTTTAATGGAGCAGTAGAAAATGCAAGAATTGGAATGGATTAAAGAAGCGAAAAAACATCTTGGTTTGAAAGAAATTGTCGGCACGAAAGCGCATAACCCGACAATCTTGCAATGGCTGAAAGATATGGGAACGTTCCCCGGCGCGGCAAAGTCTTGGTACTTTGAGGATGAAACGCCGTGGTGTGGTTTGTTTGTCGGCCATTGCTTGGGCAAGAGTGGCCGCGCGGTCATCAAGGATTGGTACCGTGCGAAAGCATGGGCAAGTGCCGGGCTGACGAAGCTGTCAAAACCTGCCTACGGTTGCATTGCGGTTAAATCCCGACACGGCGGCGGCCCTGTGT